GACGCAAAACTATATATAGATAAAAGAATAATAGGAGTTTGCGGTCCTATGGGTGAAAAAGGTCATAATCCTAAAATGTCAATTAAAGGAACTACCTACGATTTTGGAGAAGAGATAACATATCAAGAATTTAAAGAATTAGTTTTAACACAAAATGTAAAAGAAGATTTAGATTATTTAAAAGAATTACTAATTAAATTAAACATTAAATAAATAATATATGAGCAATGAATTAGATTCATTATTACAGGCATTAATAAACATTAATGAAAAAGAAAGATTAAATAAGGTCCAGAATTCAAAAGAAACCTGGTCTTTAATAGGTGCTGGCCGTTGGGCTGATGCAGGATTTACAAGTGAAGAAGAGTTAAAACAGTTTTTAGCAGATAATCCTTATTCTAACATTTAAAAAATAAAATATGACAACATTAAGAAAATTTATTAAAGATAATAACTTAACTTTTATGACGGGAGAAAGAAATACTACTGTGACTACTTTAATAGGATTTGCACAGTATCTTGGTGCCACTAAAAAAGATCTTGAGTTAGAATTAAAAGAAGAAATTACTAATGATAATTTCATTAAAGAAGAGATAAACAGATTGTGGAATTATTGTGCTGGAAACAATTACGCTTTATGGTGGAAAAATAATCCTGATGCAGAACATTATACATTTGAAAAAGTTAATAGCTAAAATACTGAGTAAAATATATTTATTTTTAATAAAACTAAAAACATAACAATGAAAAAAAAGCTAACAATAGAAGAAATTATTGAAATTCAAACCTCTGTAAAATAATGGAAGAAACTTTTCACTTTTTATATAAAGACGAAAATTCAGAACTTTATTCTAAAGGTATAAATATACCAGCTAAAGACATGCTAAATGCTGTAGAATTATTTATAGCACTTAAACCTGAAGCAATAATTTTATTAGTTTATTCAAATAATAATTGTAAGTAATATGAAAGCGACTATAAACAGAGAAAAACAAGAACAAGTACAAAAAGAAGTAACAAATTTAATTATTAAAAATAATTATAATGGTCTATACATAATTAGTCCTAGAGTAGGAAAAACTAAGATAGTGATAGACGCTTTAAATAAATCTGAAGTTCAAAATGTTTTAGTAGCTACATATAATCTTTCTGTTTTAAATAACTGGAAAAAAGAGTCTAGTATTTGGAAGCTAAATAAGAGTGTTAATATTGATTATATTACTTTTGCAAGTTTAAATACCGCATGTAAAAATTATGATTTATTAATAGTAGACGAATGTCAATTAGCTTCCGATAATAATCTTGATTTTATTTCTAATTCTAAATTATTTAATAATAAAATACTATTAACCGGCACACTTAATCAAGACAACAGATACAACATTAAACAAAAACTTAAAATGAAAGTATTGTATGAGTATTCTGTTGACGAAGCCGTTAAAGATGATATTATTCAAGATTATAGAATTAAAATTATTCCTTGTCAATTAGATAATATTAAAAAGACCGTATCTTCAGGAACATTAAAAAAACCATTTTTAACTACTGAACAAGGTCATTATAATTTTCTTACTGCGCAATTTGAAAGATTTAAATATCTAGCTTATAGTAACCCTTCTATGGTTAATGTAAAGTATTTATACGCAACTAAAAGAAAATCTTTATTATCTAATTCTTTAACAAAAATTGAAGTTTGTAAAGAACTTATTAAAGAACAAGACCGATGTTTAATTTTTACAGCAGATACGAAGACAGCAGATATTCTAAGCAAAAAGAGTTATCATTCAAAAAATAATAAAGCTAGTAATACTAATCTTCAAGACTTTGTATCAGGTAAAATTAAAAAACTTTCATGTTGTAAGATAGGTTCACAAGGTTTGACATTTAAGAATCTAAACACTATTGTTATCCATCAAATAAACTCTAATGAAGAGTCAACCGTTCAAAAAGCTTTAAGGGCCTGTACAAAAACAATTAACAATGAACCAAGTATTATTTATATAACTGCTTATGAAAATACTAAAGATTGGGAATGGTGTATGAATTCCTTAAAAGACTTTGATCAAAACAAAATTTTAATCATCCCTAAAAAACTTTAAAAATGATAAAAAAAACCACTAATTATTATTTAAAGCTGAATAAATACGAAAAAGAGTTAAAAGATAAAAATCTATTAGGTTCTTTATCTAAAGAAGAGATTGTAGATTATAAAAGTAAAAGACAATTGGAAGACTTTACTCAAAGTAAAAGTTCTAAAAATCCTGTATTTTACAATCATAGACAAGATCTTCAAAGAATGAACAGTACTATTGATAAATTAATTAACTTTTAATTTTATGTATAAGAAAAAAAAGACTAAATTTGCAAAGACAAGGATTACAGAAGAAGACGATAATTGGTTACGGAATCTTTTTTATGCTTGTAAACCAAATACTTTTGAAGATTTAAAAAAGAATATTGCTATTCAACAACCTGAAATATTTATTACAGACAATGAATGCTTAGCAAGTGATAATTTATTAAGTAAAGGTATTAGTGTTTGTAACTGTGGTAATATTATAAGTATTGATGATAAAAAATGTTCTAAATGTTGTGATGAAGTTTATCTTCTAAGACATAGAAAACAATTAAATATAATTACTAAAAATTAATTTAAAAAAACAACAATAATTATGTCAATAATAAATTTTAATTCCGTAGATTTAACATTAAAAGTAATAAATAATGCTAAAAAGTATTATAAAACAACTGACGTATATATTATTGCAGAGAAATTAACAAGTAATGGTTATAAGATAAGTGCTGGAGAGATAAAAAATTTAGAAGAGATAGAGTATTATAACAATGTAGAAGTAAATTTTAGAAATGATTATTGAAACACAAAAAGAATTTAATGTGTTTTTTAAAGCCTTAAAAGAAAAGAATATTAATATTAATGAATATTACTATCTTAAAGCTTTAAATTTAAAGTGTGATCAACATTTTGATAATGTTGATGTAATAAAATTGTTAGATAATAGTTTAATAACGGAACTATCAGTAGGAGGAGATCGTGTTTTTCTTATTACTGGTGACGGTATTAATCTATTATCTTTTTTAGATAATTTTAAAATGAATGTTGAGCAAGAAGTATCTGAAGACTTTATAAACTGCTATAGAAATAAATTTTCTAGAAAGAATATAATGGTTTCAGGTAAAATGGGTAATGGTAAAGATTTAATAAGAAAATTTCAAGAGTTTTATAAAGAATATAATTTCTCTACTGATGTAATTTTAAAGGCTACAGATTTATATATTTCTGAATTAACCAATCCTATTTACTGCATGCAGGCCGATCATTTTATTTATAAAGAAGAAGTACATAATAATAGAAGAGTCAGTAAATCAAGACTTGCTCAATATTGTGAAGATATTGTTGCCGGAGCTACCTTTAATTCACAAGAAAGAGTAAACAAGATTTAATGAATATTAAAGAAAGAATTGCTGCCGGTTTAGCTGGTAAATATAAAGGTCTTAATATAAAATTGCCTGGAATATCAAAATATATTTTCGGTATTCAAAGAAGTACTTATTATTTAGTAGGAGGAATCTCTGGTTCAGGTAAGACAACCTTAGTAGATTTTATGTTATTAAGTGCTATTGAAGATGCTATTAAACAAGATATTCCTATTCATGTTATTTATTATTCTTTTGAAATAGATAAACTAACAAAAGATTGTAACTGGTTAAGTAATATAGCTTTTAATAAATTTAATGTTATAATTTCTCCTGAAAAGATTAAAGGTTTAGGAGATAATAGATTAACAGTAGAAGAACAAGGACTTATTGATAAATGTATTCCAATATTAGATAATTTAAAAAAATATATTCATTTTGAATATCAACCTACTAATCCTACCGGTATTAATCATCAGATTTTTAACCATTGTGAGTCTATAGGTAAAATACATTATGAAGATTACACAGATAATTCTAATGTTAAAAAGAAAAAGATAGTAGGATATACTCCTAATAATCCTGATCAATATATTTTAGTTGTTACTGATAATTTAGAAAATCTAAAGACAGAAAATAACATGAACAATAAAGAAAATATAGATAAATTTTCTGAATATATGGTATTAAGTAGAAATCTTTTTGGTATTACTCCTATAGTAGTTAGTCAGTTTAATGACGGACTCAGTAGTGTAGACAGAGCTAAGTTTAAAGGCGTAGATTTATCTCCACAGATAACTGACTTTAAATCTACAAGACAGCCTTACGCTGATTGTGAAGTTGCAATAGGTTTAATGTGTCCTTGGAAGTTAGACATGAATAGGTGTTTAGGTTATGATTTAAATAATTACAAAGAGTCTTTTATTATGTGTAAAATAATTAAAAACAGATTAAGTAAAGATAATATTGCTACAGGATTAATATTTAATCCTCAAGCAGGAATATTTACAGAAATTTAAAAAATTAAAATATGACAATACAAGAAAAAGTAGCTGAACAAATTAGTAATTCAGGAAAATCAATAATTGATAGTGTAGTGTTTTCTTTAGCATCAATTGAGATTGATAAAAGAATAAAACTAGTAACTAAGGCTGTTGAAAAACAAGAAGCTTTAGAGAAAGAATTTAAAAAATCTCATAAGCCAGATGTAGAAGCTAAATATGATGAAAATAGAGTTATTATAACATTAGAGAGTTATTCAAAATCTAGACTAGACAGTATTGAAAAAGATAAAGAGAGATTAAAAAACCTAGTTAAACAATTAGAAACTTGTTTAGAAACTAATACTCAAGAATCTTATAATAAACTTTCTGAAACTTTAAATAAATTAGGAAATGCTGGAGGAGATAAAAAAGAAAATACAGACCCAAGTAAGTCAGAGTCACAATAAAATTATAGCTTCATATTTTCAAATTTTAATAGAAAAACATAATTCTAGTATTACTTTTTGTAATTGTGAATATTGTTATCTTACTAGAATTTACACTTGTAAAAAACAAGAATTTCATTTTAAAACTAAGTTAAGATGGAGTGATGATTGGCAATATCACTATAGATATTATGAAAAAAACGAACTCTACTCACTAAAACAAGAAATTAAAGAATTAAAAATTAAAAAAGATAATCTTAAAAAATTAAAAATATGCTTGGAATAGAAAAACTAACAAAGAATATTAACTTTTTAGAAGAGAAGTTAAATGCACAAAGTTTAAAATTAACTAATATAGAAAAGTTAATAGAAAAACATAATTTAGCTACTGATGTAGGTATTATTGAAGTTAAAGAGTTAATAAATAATTTAAACTTTAGACAAAACTTTATTCCTGAAGTAAGGAATACAGATAATCAAGATAGTATTTTGTTAAGTTTAGTAAAAGATATTAAAGAAGATACTTCTGCATTAGTTACTACAAGAGAAGATGAGATAAAGAAAAGAGCTAAACCTGCTTTGTATAAAGTAGGAGATAAGATAGATAAATATTTAGTGGTAGAACCTGCTTCATTAAAAAAGATAGACAGTGACTTAATACTTTATTGTTATGAATATAGAGTTTATAATAAAGAAACAGAAAGTTTATACTGGATATTAGAGAATGATTTAACATTATTAAAAAGAAGTTAATTATGGATTGGATATTAAGATTATTTGGATATGTTTCTTTATATAAAATTAATAAAGAATATAATAAGCAGATGACAGTGGCAAAAAATGATATAGATGAGATACATTCTAAAGGTTTTAGTTATTTATTAAAAAAAGATAATACTAATTCTGAAATACAAGAATATGGTTCTAACCTATTATCAGAAAAACAAAAGATAATGCAAAAGATAAATTTAATAACAGATTTTAAAAACACTTTAATATAAATGAGTTTAACATTAGAATTACCAAAAGAAAGGACTGTTTCTCCAGCTTATGACAAAGTAACTAAATTAGTACTTGTAGGTCATCAGGGAACAGGTAAAACACAATTATGTGCAAATCTACCTAACAGTCTTGTTGTAGATTTTGAAGATGGTTGTAAAGAACATTACCATGCTAGAAGAATGAATTTAAAAGAAGTAGCTAATACTAACAATATTGGATTAGGAACAGCCTTTTTAGAAACTATTAAAGCTATTAAGTTAGCTAATGGTAAAGCTGGAGGATATGTTTATGATTATATTATTTTTGATGGTATTACAGCTATAGAAAAATTAGCTCATCTTCATGCAACTAATTTATTTAAACAGTCAATTGTAGGAAAAGGTATGATGAATAAAGGAGCTATTATTAATGATGTAGTAACTGATGTACCTGAAAGTGGTTGGTTATGGATACATAGAGCTTGGGATGAATTATATGACCAATGTATAGGATTAGCTAAAGAGTGTGTAATATTCATAGCTCATGCTAAACAAGGCTCATTAGTAAAACAAGGTGTAAAATTAGATGCAAATGATATGGCATTAACAGGTAAAATGAAACTATCTTTATTAAGAGATTCAGATGCTTGTGCAATGATATACAGAGATGGTAATAAAGTTATGTTTAGTTTTAAAACTAATGAAAAAGATTTAACTACTAAATCCAGAGCAAGACATTTAAATGAAAAAGAATTTCTTATGTCAGAAATGAATGAAGAAGGTATATTAACAACTCACTGGGAAAATATTTTTCCACAATTAAAAAAATAATTAAATATGAATATAGTAAAAAGAACAAATCAAAAGAACCTTGAATTCAGAAAAAGTATGGAATTAAAGGTAAATGGCGGAAGTAACACAACAGTCTTATCAGATGCGGCTGTTCGTAGTTTAAATTTAATGGGAAATCAATCAGTTACAGTGGGTACTGATAATGGAAAAGTTTATTTAGTTAAATTAGAAGATAATACCGGTTTTACAGTAAAAGATAATTATATTAATACTAATCAATTTTCAATAGAATTGTTAGATACTGTTTCTCACACTCCTAGAAATAATAATTTTTTATTTAGCTTAGGAGAACAAGTAATGATTAATGGTATGGCTTGTTGGCTTTTAACTTTAAAAGATATAACACCTTTAATGGTTAGAAAACCAAGTACAGCAAATATAGAATTGTAATAAAGTTTGTTTAAGAGATAAAATTTTTAAGAGATAATTAATAATAAGAACAAGAAACAAATAATAAATATGGCATTTGAAACGACTAATGAGTCCGTAGGTGAAGGTAGAACCCTGTATACAGGAATGACTAAAGTAAATATATTAACAGTTAATCCTACTAATGAAGAATTAGAAAATTTAGGATATAATGTTAAGAATAAAGATACTGATCCTGTATATTTTAATGAAAAAACAAATAGTAGATTAATTAAATTTTTATTTAATGCTACAACAAAAGATAAAAATGTTATAAAAGGGGATGTTTCCTTTTTTATAGGTAACAAAGGAGTAGCATCTAAATCTGGTAATGTACAATATGTTGATGCTAAAGGTAATTTTAAATGGTTTGCTTTAGATGATAGTGGTAATCCAATTACTGCCGGAGTTAAGTATTTTGATATCAATACTATGGATTTAGCATATTCTGGTGAAGAATTCTTAATTTCCTTTTTGAAAACTTTATTAGATATTAAGAAAGATAAAGAATGTAGATTAGATAATATAGCTTCTTTATATGAGAATGGTGATGTTACAGAAATTAAAAGTTTATTAAATACTTTTAATAATAAGAGAAATATTGGAGTTGCTCTTGGTGTTAAACAGTCTGCTGATGGAGAGAAGTTTTATCAGGTTGTTTATAATAAAGCTTTTGAAAGAGCTTGGTCTAAGAACTTTGATAGATTAATATTAACTCTGGATTCTGATATTAAAGAAGGTTATATTAAAGATTTTTATGGTTATTCTCCTTATGAATTAACTGTTTTTAATAAAGAACAATTAACTAATAAACCTAATATACCAGTATCTACTGTTGTTAGTGATTTACCATTTTAGTTAATATAATTTAAAAAGCTAATAAATTTTAGGATAGTTCAGTGACTTAGTAATAGGTTAGAGCTGGAAAAGAACTTGTAAAAATCCTGCCTAAATTTATTAGTTCTTTAAAAGTTAAATTATAATTATGCCAATTAGTGTTGAAAAGTATGATATTAAAGATATATTATTTCACTCAGAGATAGTTTTTAAAAGTATTATAGGAGATTTTAATTTTGGAATTAAAATAAAATCACCATTGAGAAAAGACAGTCACCCTTCATTTTCTTGTAAAAAATATCAGAACACTGTTCTTTTTAAGGATTTTGGTACTGGAGAACAAGGAAATGTAATAAAATTTGTTTCTCTTTATTATAATATAGATAAAACAACTGCTATAAGTAAATGTAATGATATTTTGAGTATAGGTAATTATAAACCATTAATAATCAATAATGACTATAAGACGACAATAAATAGTCAGGAGATATATGCTTCTAATTTATTTACTGTTGAGTATAGAGATTGGGATTTACAAGATTTAAAGTATTGGAGTAATATAAATATTACTGAAGATATTTTAGAGTTATATTCTGTAAAACCTGTTCAAACATTATTTTATAACGGGTATGTAAAATGGTTAAATGTAAAAAATTGTTCTATATACGAATACAACATTAATTATTTAAATAATAAAGAATGGTACAGGCCTACAGCCTTAAAAAGTTATAGACACATAGGTAATATAAGAAGTTATTGTATTAAAGGATTAGCTCAATTGGAAGATTCAGAGTTTAATGTAATAACTAAAAGTTATAAAGATGTAATGGTATTAAAATCATTAAACATTAATGCTGTCTGTGCAGCAAGTGAAAGTGTAACTTTTAAAGAAAAAGAAATTAAAAAAATTAAAAGTAAAGCTAATAAAACTTTTACTTTTTTTGATAATGACGAAGCTGGAATTAAAAGAAAGATAGAATATGAAGAAAAATATAATCTAAAAGGTATATTAATAGATAATATTTACAAAGTTAAAGATATTTCTGATTTTATATTAAAATATAAAAAAGAAAAAACTTTAGAATTTTTAAATAATGCAATAAATGATTGTGACAAAAAGAGTACCGGTTGAATACTATAACAAATTAGAAGAAATAGTATTGACCATTAAAAACCCTATAGAGCATGTAGAAACTGCTAAAGCTAGAAGGGCTAAGTATTTTAATACTGACAAGGATAAGAAAATTCCTTTAAAGTATTTAAATAAAAAACTGTATGTTATTAAAAATAATAAAATTTTTAATAAAAAGACGAAAAAAGAAGTTATAAGAAATAGTAGGTCTGTTGGAAAACCTAAATATTGGAAGGTAAATGGTAATGATTTATATAGTGCTACTTTACATCCTATGTTAAGAAAATCAATAGCTACTAAAGTACATGAATATCTTTATGGATATGCTAAAGAATTACCTGAATTATCTTCTAAATTAACTAAAGGAGTATATTTATCAGTTAAGTTTGTTATATTTGATACAATGCCAGAAGATCATTTTTGGGACTGTGATAATAAATGGCCCTGGACTAAATGGTTTAATGATACTTTAACAGAACATAAAAAATGGAAAGATGATGATATTAGATATGTAAGATTTTCTGGAGGAACAGAATATGTAGAAGTTGATGATAAAAAGAAAAAGAAATTTGAGTTTGTTATAACTAAGATAAAACTTAATAACAATATAAAAAAATCTTTTGATGAAAGAAGTAGTGATTGAAAAATATTTAACATTATTTAAAGATAAAAAAGCAGATTATAATTTAAGTGGTTATTTTATATATCCTTTTTTAAATATTATTAATTATTATCATAAATACTGTTATGATACTTATTTATTTTGTAATGATTTTAAAGTATCTATAGATGAAAGAATTATTTATGTACTCTTTAGATTTCCAATTGAAGATTGTGGAGATGGTTTAGTTACAAATATGCATTATATTCATTTAAAAGAGTATTTATTAAAAAATGAATATTATTATGTAGATTTTTCTTTAAAAGATATCTATAAAGATAATCTAGAAAAAGAAGGAATTTATGATGAATATGTTTGTTTTGTATTTAAGATTCCTGATAATTTTTCTATTGATTTTGATAGATTTTTAAAGGGAGAATATAGTAAATATTCTAATCAAGGAAAGGAAAGAATAACAGGTAATTATGATAAAGTTAACTCTTTAGATATTTGTCAAATTGTAAAAAAAGATCTAAAAAGAAGACATTGGTTAGAAGATATTTTAAACACTAGTTTACCAATTGATGCTGAATTAGCTCCAATTTATGAAACTGAAAAAGAAACATTATCAATTAAATCATTATTAAAAAATGTAAGTATATGATAGAAATAGAAGATTTAAATAAAAAAATATGTTTAATAGATGGAGATTATTTTCCGTTTGTTGTATTACATTGTAAAAAATTAGTAGATAATGACGGTAATCCTATGTTAGATGATGATGGTAATAATTTAAAAGAAACAAAGAGTCTTCAGGACTCTTTTAATGAAGTAGATCAGCTACTTTATAATATTTTATTCCATTGTCAATCTAATAAATTTATAATTGCTTTTAGTAAATCTTTAGACGGATTAACTTATAGACATAGTGTAGACTCTGAGTATAAAGCAAATAGAAAAGATAAAGTTTTACCTGAAGGGTATACAGAAGTTAAAAATTACATTATTGATAAATATAAAGCTGTTTACCGTATGGGGTATGAGGCTGATGATGTCTTAGTTACTTTAAAAAAGAACTTAAAAGATATATACGAGCCTATAATTTGTTCACATGATGGAGATTTATTATATTTAGAAGGTAGAAACTTTAACATTAAGAAATTTGAATTTATTGAAGTTAATCAAACACAAGCCCTTCATAAGTTTTGTAAAGATCTTTGTGTTGGCCAACCTGGAGATAATATAAAAGGTATTAAAGGTTTTGGTAAAGAATCTTGGGAAAAGTTAATCAATAGTTATTATGATGAGTTTAATCAAAAAGAATTAATAACCCTTGTTTTTGATGAATATGTTAATAGATATGGAATTGAAGAAGGCTTAATAAATATGTTAAAAAATTATAAACTACTTAAAATGCTAGATAACTTAGCAATGGATAATGCAGAAGAATTAATACAGAAATTATGAGAAAATATAGGTTTTTTTATCATTATAACAAACCAAATAATAAAATTACGGTACATTATAAGGGAAGTTGTCTATTAACTGAAAATATAGAAGTACAAGTACCTTGTAATAGCAAATGGAATAAACAACAACCTAAATTAGTAATACAAGGTTTTTGTAAAAATATAATTATTGAAGATAAATTAATTAAAATAATATAAAATTATGGAATATGAAGTAGGTAAATGGTATAGATTAAAAACAGCTTATGACTGGTATGCTAAATTTAAATGCATTAATAATGGTAGGTGGGTATATGAAGATAAAATTACTATAGCTGAAGCTGCATTAAAGAAACATTTAGAGACAATAGCTTTCTTAAATGATGAGTTAAAAAATTTAAATACAGAAGTTAAAGATTAATATTTATTCATAAAGCCTACTTACTTAGCAATAGGTAAGTAGGTTTTTAATTTTAAAAAAATGGGAATATATTTAGTAACAGAACAAACAGAAGCTATACCTCATGATGTTTATAAAACTTGTGATTGGAATTTTTTTAAAGATGCTTTAGAAAATAATATATTAGATTCTTTTGTAGGAATAGATACTGAAACTACGGGTTTTGATCCTCATACAAAAGATATTATATGTTTACAAATAGGAGATTATAAAACACAGTTTGTAATAGATTGGAGTTATATTAATTCTGATAAACTTATTTTTTTACAAAAATATTTTAAAAGAGAAGATTTAGCTTTCTTATTTCAAAATGCTAAGTTTGATTTAAAGTTCTTATATCATCATAATATTATACCTGTAAATATTTATGACACTTATTTAGCAGAAAGAATACTAACTAAAGGACTACTCTGGGAAAGAAAGTCTTTAGATTACTTATGTAAAAAGTATTTAAATATTATTATGGATAAAACTGTCAGAGGTATGATACATAGAGAAGGTTTAAGTGCTAAAGTTATTAAGTATGCTGCTGATGATGTTAAATATTTAAAAGAGATAAAGGATAAACAATTTGATGAATTAGATAAATGGAATTTACTCAAAGATTTAAATCTTGAAAATAAATATGTAAAGTGTTTGGCCTATATAGAGTATTGTGGATTTAAATTAGATAAAGACAAATGGTTAGCTAAAATACAACAAGATAAAATTAATCTTACTGAAGCTGAAAATATTTTAGATAATTTTATTATAGATAATAGAATAGATTTTGAAAAATTTATTGATAATCAGTTAGACTTATTTTCAACTGAGACTAAAATTAGAATTAATTGGGCCTCTCCTAAACAAGTACTCCCAATTTTTAATAAATTAGATATTAATACTAAAACTAAAGATAAAAAAACTAAAGAGATAAAGGATAGTTTAGAAGCTACAGTACTGGAAGCTGAGATTAATAAACATCCTATAGTCAGACTATATTTGAATTATAAAGCAAAAGACAAAGTAGTATCTACTTATGGAGAAAATTTTATAGAATCTATTAGTCCTGTAACTAACAGACTTCATACTAACTTTAGTCAAATCATAAACATATCTGTGACCATATTCAGTGATGAGTATTGGAAAAATTCAGTGAATTCAGAGAACATCTTAATATAATTTACTCAAATTATGAAACTATTTTCATTATTTGACGTAAACTATAAAGACAACTTTGAGCCAAGCATGGGAAGCAATTAAAAGTACCATGAAGGTGCAGAGACTAAGTAGTGAGCATTGCAAGCAATATCTACACACGAGTGCTGAAAAACTTTAATAATGAGCAAGTTAATTAAAACAAAAGTAGAAAACAATAAAATTTTATATAGGTGTTATTCCTGTAAGGATTTTAAAAACATTGAGTGGTTTTATGAAGGTACTAATCATTTTAAAAAAGAACAATATCAATGCAGACTTTGTAAGAGAGAGTCTGCTATGAAATCTTATTTTAAGAATGATGTTAATCGTAAAATGACTGCTAAAAGAAGAGAATGGACTGAAGAAGATAAAATTCTTAATAATGAAAGACAAAA